ACTTCACATTCACCAAAGCTATCCTGTTCAATAATCCAAAGTATCCTTCTATTTTGTCGGAGTGTTTCACACCGGACAAAAGTTTAAGTATTTCGTTTTTCCCATTTTGTGTAATTGTTATTTTCTACGGATTTCCATCACACGTCTTTTTTGTCCTAAACAGCATTTTGAACATCGTTCTCCGTATATGCACCATTGTCTCCTTTTTTCAAATTTTCATTTTCTACCCTAAGCCTTTCATTTTCACGAATAATATCTTCATAGTTATTTGTAGGAATATGTGAATATCCTATCATATTACTCATTTCTTCATAAAAACGTCGAGCATTATTCCTTCCTATAATCTCATCCACATCCTCTATACCTTTTATATGCATTATTTTAACCTTACATCCATTCATCATCTCTTCCGTACTTGAAGATTTCTGCGTAAAGCGATTAATAAATCCATCTTTCAATAATCCTCCTGCTAAAAAAAATGTCCTAAGTTTACTATTCAGTCCTATTTTTGTTATTGCATTAAATTCAGATGGCACATTAACCCCTACATATATACATTCTATACAATCTTTTGATATCGGAATATATTCTGAATCTTTTGATATAAATCTATATTCATTCTCATGCATCCAATCGTTCAACTTAAATTTCAGACTTTCTTTCCCATTGATTCTCTTATATCGGAAATATGCTTCATCCTTGTACTGTATTGGGAAGGATTCAATGTCACATTTTAAAGACTTGATTTTTTCTTTTAGCTTACCTAATTTAAACCCAATGCAAACCCCTTTATTATTATCACCATATTGCGCCCACATACGAGGTTTTTTATAGGCATTATTTCCAATACAGAAGCATATACTTTTATAACCACTGTCATTGTGTACTTCTCTCAAATCATTTGAGTTTTTTAAATCCGAAAATAATATTTTTTCATTACCAACAATGCCAAACAGACTTTTTAAATTTGTATAGTGATATAATGTCATATCATCGTTTACATCAAACTCTTTTTTTTCATCTGTGTGTATAACTATTCCTTTTTCATCTGAGATTGGAAGAGAATTGTCATCTTTCAACATTGAACCTTCTCCAGTTAGAAGCCATGCCGGTGACAAGTCAGTGTATATACACACCAATTTTGAACATGATTCTGATGATATATTTTTAGTTCTATTCCATGAACTTTTCGACATACCAGCGTCCTTTTCCAATTGATATATGCTAATTCCTTTTATATTAGCATATTGCTGTATCCTCTCTTTTATTCCCATAAACTCAATGTTAAACAATCATAACTATATGTATATTTACACCTATTTATTTTGGATAGGTGCATATATACACCTATATTTGCATCATCAAACAAACCTAATCTGTTTTGCAAACAAAAAACAGAAGGCAGATTTGCAAATATAATAATTGAAATGGAAAACAAGGTGATAAACAGAAGAAGAATTATCCTCCCTTATGGAGGAACGGCAAAGATTGCTAAGCATTTTGGGGTAACAATGCAGACTGTTCGTAATGCTCTAAAGTTTACGACGGATGGAGAATTACCGGATATGATTCGGAAAGAAGCTATTCAAAATTATGGCGGAGCATTGTCGGTTGTAAAAAAAACAACTGTGCTGTAAGAGGATAAATGAGTAGTACATAATAAAAAAATAAGGAACACCAAGATGAATACAACATTAAGCCCATACGTCAGGAAAAGCCTGGAGCAGTTGGAAAACATCTACGCGGCACTCAGGCTGAACAACATCGCAATGTCTAAATCAGATGCAATGAAGATTGTCGGCGGAAGATATAAGTTAGAAAGACTGGTTAATACCGGGAAAATCAGGCTCCAAAAACCGGAATCTGGGAAAGCTGGGTGCAAATGGTTCTGCATGGCGGAAGATGTTTTTCGCCATGTTAAGGAATAGGGCATAAGCCGAAAGCGTTCGGCTGGTGAAGGAAAGCGTTCCTGACCGGGTTCGAATCCCGGATGCCCACAAAAGCGTTCTTTGACATGGTTACAATGAAAGTCCTTGATCCTATCATAGGTTACACGTAAGAGGTATCGGGATATCGACAAGGCGGTATAAGGCAAAATGGAGGGAGGAAAGATATTTCCAGCTCACGATGAAGTTTAATCGTTCTTTTCATCAAGTCTTATGCGACAATGCGAAAGTATTATAAAGCTGGAATATCCTTTAGGTGTTACGAGTCAAACGTTGGTTAACCTATCCAGTTTTCAAGATATAACCCGGTTTTGAAGGCGTGAAGCTGTCGATCGGATCGGCTGCCGGGTGCAAACGGATGACCACAGGTGATATGGCGTATGTGTATGGCCTTTTCACATACGCCATATGTTGTTCAATACAACGTCATCCACTTTGTATTTTGTAACAAATTTTGGTTTATGCCTCTCTCGTCCGTGAGGATATAGCGAGGTGTCTTTTGGTATAAATGAAAGAATTATATATGTTACCGGAGCTTTCTGGGAAGACCGCTCCGGCTCTTTATCTGAAATTAAAAAATCAACGATATATGAAAGCAATTCAACTGTTCATGTTCAGCCTATCTGCGCTGGTGACATTCACGCTGTTTATCGGCGCGTTCTTCAATCCGTCATATTGGCTATTCGTGCCGGGTATGGCGTATTTATCATACCTGTTTTTCAAAGAAAAGCGATGGTAAGGGATATCTACATTATAGATCCGGACGGGGAGCAAGACTTCGACGGGTTTGAAGATACGGAAGATCCCGAAGATGTATATCAGAGGGAATGGGAAAATACAACTATGTATTGGTAAAATTAATATTCAAATCCAAAAATAAATGAATCATGGAAGAAAATAAATATAAGATATTTCAAGATTATATATCTCATCTATATTCAAGCGGTAAAAGCTACAATTATATAGGTAGATATATAAAAATAGTCAAATTGTTCTTAGAGAGCGATTTTCCCATTAATAGGATAGGATATAAAAAATATCTGAAAAGCAATGCTATACTTATTATAGACGAACCCCTCACAAAAGAGGCACTATGTGATTTCTTAAACTTTTTAGGGATAGAGCATAGCAAGTCCCGCAAGGGAAAAGATATAAAGCCTCTTGAAAAATTATGCACTGTGTCGGATAAAAATAAAAAAATGATAAATGATTTTATTTATTATCTGACTCAAGAAGAAGACTATTCACCTCATACTTTACAAATTTATGCACACTCAGTCAAAAAGTATTTTGAATATGCAAATGAAATCTCAGTAGATAATTACAAACGTTTTGTCAAAATGTTAGAAGATGAAGGATTTTCACCTCAGACGATTCGTTTAAGAATAACAGCTTTAGAAAAGCTAAGTAAATTTATAAAGAAACCTATTGAGTTGAAACGTCCAAAATTCGGAAGAAAACTCAATACCGAAAATGTGCCCACTGAAAACGATTACAATAAGTTGTTAACATATTTACAAACGAAGAAAAATCAAGATCATTATTTCTTTATCAAGATATTAGCAACTACTGGAGCGCGGGTTTCTGAATTTTTCCAATTTACATGGGAAAATATATTAGAAGGCGAAGTTACTCTTAAAGGCAAAGGAAATAAGTACCGAAGATTTTTCTTCAACAAACAACTCCAAAATGAAGTTAAATCCTATTTGAAACAAACAGGCAAGAGCGGATATGTGGCGATAGGCAAGTATGGAAGACTTACGCAGAGAGGTTTGTGCCAGTCAATGAAAGATTGGGGAGATAAATGTGGGATAGAACGTACCAAAATGCATCCCCATGCTTTCCGCCACTTCTTTGCCAAAATGTATTTGAAAAAAAACAAAGATATAATTCAGCTTGCCGATCTCTTAGGACATGGCAGTGTAGATACAACAAGAATTTATTTGCAAAAAAGTTATGACGAACAGAAAAAAGAATTTAATAGAAGCGTTACATGGTAGTTTTATGTTTGTGGATAATTTACCCGAACTGATAAATAAGGAAACCATATATGACGAAACCGGACATGTCGATTTGGAATTTGTGACAGCCATACTTCAATGGAGGTCCCGAATGGCTGATATTTCAGTTAAAGTGCAAAAATCACTTAATCATTTACTTGGAGTTGAAGATGTGCCGAATGAGAAGAAAAAAGCAAATGATGAGGGCAGCAAATGGAGCGTAGAAGATATTCTAAAACGTTGTACTCTTGAAAATAACGTCCTAAAACTACCGCAAGTACAATTCAATAAAAAGTCTTACGCCGAGGCAAAGAAATGGATTGAAGAAGCCGGAGGTTCTTGGTCTGGTGGAAAAGTACAGGGTTTCACATTCCCGTTTAATCCGTGTCGTGTGTTCTCCATATTGAAAGAGGGTAAACGATGTAACTTACAGCAGGAATATCAATTCTTTGAAACTCCTGCCGATATTGCAGACTGGTTGGTTATGCTTGCCGGTGGAATACATGAAGATGATGCAGTATTAGAGCCAAGCGCAGGACGTGGTGCGCTTATCAATGCTATCCATCGCGCCTGTCCTTCCGTAACAGTTGAATGCTACGAACTAATGCCGGAGAACAGGGAGTTTTTGCATACGCTTGACAATGTGATATTGTTGGAAGATGATTTTACGAAAAGTGTAGGAAGCTATACCAAGATCATTGCAAACCCACCTTTCTCAGGCAATCAGGACATAGATCACGTTAGATTGATGTATGAACGGCTGGAAAGAGGTGGTACACTTGCGGCCATCACCAGCCGTCATTGGCGCTTTTCTTCTGAAAAAAAGTGCATAGACTTCAGAGATTGGTTAGATAAAGCTGGAGGAAAGACTTTTGAAATAGGCGCTGGCGAATTTAAGGAAAGTGGTACAATCATCAGCACCGTAGCGATAGTAATAACTAAAGAATAATATAATGGACCTAAAACAATTCAGATATTGGCTTAGGATAAAAGGGATTCATCCTAAGCAGTTCGGAACCGGAACGAAGTGGAACCCGATTAAGTTAACAACTAAGAAGATATGAATGAAAAAGAATATTT